CAGGTCTCTTCTAAGCATTCTTTTAAAGTCATAGCTTTACCATCTTCATCAATGAAATTAGCTGTACTTACAGTTATACCATCTAAAGAAGAAGTATAGGCGTTTGGTATGTAAACAGCCCTAAAATCTCCTTTACTTTCTGTAATACACTTTTTAATAATACCAAGTAAGGAAATAGTAGCTCCTTCTTGTTTGAAGTCTATGTACTCTAAAGTAGATAGGGCTGATATACATTCTATTTCCAGTTCAAACAGGCTGTTATCATAGTCCTGTGAATATAGTTCTGGTGTTATGAAGCCAGTCCAGATAACAGAACCAGTCCTTACCAAATTAACTTTAAATCTCTGGTATTGCGTACTGAATAGTTTCTGTAAGTAATCACTTCCAACTAATTTTAAAGTAGCTCCACTAAATCTAGTAGGTGTATATAAAAAATCTTCATCGTTTACATCTACTATGAATGGTGGTGTGCCACCTGTAAGTTCTACAGGTGTACCAGTTCCACCATCTTCTAGTATTTGTATAGTTAAGGCTTCTCCATCCACATTAGTAAATGGCACTGTATATATAAGGTTGTACATATTACTTGTATTTACTTGTCTTACTTGTTTGAGAATTAAGAACGCTTACTAAATCCCTGCCTTCGATTCTTAATTTAACCTCTCCACCAGCATTAACGGAAGTCCCACCTTTACCATCTAAAAGGTTAAACAGGTTCTTCTGTTGCCTGTTATTGAGAATCATTTCACCGCTGTTTACTCTGGCTATCATATTATCACCAATGAAGGAATTGCCTCCAATAATACCACCATCAGCAAACTTAGGAATAGAAGCCATTGCGGACATAATAGCAGATATAGCAGCAATAGCATTTATCCAACCTACTACAGGTGTCACAGCGGCACTACCTGCCGCCTCAGCCGCAGCCTTAGCGGTTAATGCTGTTGTAAGTGTAGTTAATGCTGGAAGTGCAGCAGCGACAGAGGATATGATATTAGTACTATAACTTAACCAAGCTGCCGCCCCCTCACTAGTCAAATTGGTAACAGAACTCATAACAGAGCCTATGGCACTGATACTATCCACATAGTCTAAGTTATTTTGGATTGCATTTGTATCAATTCCTTTAACTACGATATTCCCCGCATCCAGATCAGATTTCACAGATCTTCCTGTAGGTTTACTAATATCTCCACCGACTAATAAAGGTGTTCCAGCTGTCCTTAATTGCATCATTCTAAGTTCGGTTTCTGCCTCTTTAATAGCTGCCATAAAACCAACCCTCATACCATCAGATGTAGCATTAGACAGTTTATCCTTTAATACCTTTATCTTATTCTCCATTTCAATGATAGAACCAGAAGGAATAACAGGAACTACTGCGGTATTATTAGCCTTATTAGCAGAGCCTTCTTGTAAAGAAGCCTGTAGTTCTAATACCCTCTTATCAAAATCTGCAGCCTTCTTTCTTAGGTCGTAACTATATTCATAGTCTTTAAGCATTTGTACCCTATCCTTATCATCATCATTATTAAGGATTCTCATCTTCTCTAGCTCGGCGTTTCTTGCTTTAAATAATGCTATCTGCTTAGTAATCTCTTTGTTCTCCGTCCTAATAGTACCACCACCATACATAGAAGAATAAGCGGTATAACTATATTGTTGACTCTCTAGCTCAGACAATCTTTTCTTATATTCATCTAATGCTTCTTTCTCTGGTCTGCTTGAAAAGTCATTGTTATATATGGATAGATATTTTTCTACATCTTTGGTAGTCCAACCATACCCCTTATATTGTGCCTCTAAAGACTTTATGAGTGTTTGGTCATTACCAGCGGACACATCTACAATATCTATTTTATAATTAGCCTTTAATGTCTGTAACTGCTCGAAAGCCTTCTTTCGTTCCTCTAGGCTCTTGGTCTTGTCCCTAATAATTGCTTCCAGTTCTGTAAACTGTGCCTCAAACCTCTTAGTATTGAAGTCCATAGTCAATTTAGCATCGGCTAGACTATCTCTTAAAGCACTAAGTTCCTTTAAACCTTTGATAGTGGAAAATAAACCATCTTGGAAGGCACTCCAATCACCATTACTAAGGGACTGGAAGAATACATCTATAGTACCCTTGCAGGCATTAACGGTATTATCCCATTCATCCCCTAAAGCCTGTGAACTGTGTACCCACTTGTTAAACGCCTCTCCAGCAGTCATAGCTATCCCTAAAGCACCAGCAAACTTACCTATGGTAGCTGTGATATTCCTGCCTGCCTGTTGGAACTGCTGTACTTGTTGTGTGGACTGCCTTATGTTATTATCGAATTGACTACTATTAAGAAGTAGTCTGGTTACTAAATCAGCCATATTTAATTATGTGTTATATATTGTTTAGCCTTCTCTCGTAATCTCTTAATATCCTCATTGCTAATAGATGTTTCCCCTGTAGTATCATCGTCCCAACTAAACTGCATTATATCTGTAGGCTTTAACTTCTTGGTATTGTTACATTGCGCTATGACATAAGCCACCATTCTAGCCTGTTCCCAGCTATTCCTGTCCTTCTTGTGAAGATTGCTAATCAGTGGTTCTAGCTCATACATCCGCATCTTATCTAGTACATATTCTGGGTCTAGTCCACCTTCTATTACTAAGGTAAAATATATCTCCTTAGTGGTTAGGACTTTTTTTTAGCATCTGTATTATTAGTAATGAATAGCTGTTGCTTCTCCAGTTCCTTCTTTAAGAAGTTCTGGAACTCTACCATAATACCCATATCTTCATCTACGGCTTCTATCAGTTCTTCAAAGGTTAGTGAACTGTCTGGATTATTAGCCATTAAGATACAGTAGAAGAATAGATATTCATCTGTGATAGTCTTTAACTCAAAAGCCTTACCAGTAATTTGTTCATAGATGAATAAGGCCCTAAGAGTATATTTCAGTTTGTAGTCTTGTCCTTTAATAGTCATATCAATAAGTATTTAAAATAAGAAAGCCTTTACACCTCCATAACCTAGAGATATAAAGGCTTTATAATTAAGCTGTGGCAGTCTTAGTAAGTGCTCCCACACCTTCAAAAGATGCTGTAAATGTTGCGTTATCTCCATTAGGCGCATTAGCCTCTAGTGCTGTAATAATAACATTACCCGAATAAATTCCAGTAGTAGCTGGCAACCATCCCCCTTCTGGTACTTCATCCTTCTTTGTTGAATAATCTTTCTCTAAGCAGAATACAGCCTTGATAGGTGTTCTGGCTGTCAGCTTATCGAATAACTGGTCAAAAGTCATACCTTCACCATCATTAGAATAAAGGTTCTCGGTACTACAATTCCAGCTAATCTTTCTTGCAGCCTTAGCTACCCATTTACCACCGCTATCCTTAGAAGTGGTTTCCACTGTTTCCACATTTATACTTAGTTTATGGCTGGTTGCAAATGCTATAGATTTGCCATCTATAAACAGCATCAAATCACCGCCATTAATTACTTGTCCTGCCATTTGTCTTTATGTTGAATGTAAGGTTCTGAATGAATGTATCTTCTATATAATCCTCATCTGCGTTTGTCATTCTAATATCCTGTATGTTAATACCAGAATAGTTCCCCTTTTTACCTTGTAAGGCATCTTTAACAAAGTCAGCAATTTCTATGCTTTCATTATACTTATCAGAAGCTATAACTACTTCTACATAAGTATCTTCTTTATAGATAAACCTATCTTTACTATCAGATGGTTCTATACCAGTTCTTCTATAAACAATGAAGGGAAATGTAGTACCAGTATCAGCAATTAAGGGATATATTTTATTTTGTACCCTGCCAGTAACATTAGCATCATTACTAAGCAGGTTATATATTGCTTTGCCTACTTGTAAACTCATAGTCTGTTTCTATTTGCTATTCTCTGAATTGATTGGCTTATAAGGTTATCCATATTATCAAAGATTTCTCTTTCCTTATTGGTTTTAGCTGTTCTAAAGAAATGTGCTGCATTGATATTACCTCTATTAGCTGCTACTCTCTGCCTTCTAATAGGATTCCTTCCTCTAACAGAAGCACTATTATTACCAGTGGTTCTTCTAACTCTAGTACCCATTTCAAAGAACTTCAATCTAAAGTCACCCATAATATGTACTTTAGCTTCTGTCCCGTTTCGGTCAGCATTAGATTTAACCCCACTTACTAAGGTTCTACCATTCCACCAGTTTCTACTAGAAGCTTCCCTACCTAAAGTCTGTCTTAGTTGTCTTTTAGTTTCCGTTGCTAGAATACCAGCACCCTTTCTTAAAGCATTCCTATAGACCTGCCTTTGCTGTCTGCTTGTCAAATCAGCGAACATAGAAGTAACCTGTCTGGCATCTACCTCTATATTATTCATTTATCAATTCAGTTACTATGGTTATTGATTGCTTATATAATTCTCGGTTAATACTAAGAATCCTATACTTATTACCATTCCAAATAATTCGCATTTGTTCATTAACCTTGTGATATAACCTTATGGTAAAGGTAACTGTATAGCAGTGGATTATTTCATTATTCTGGTTCTGTCTGTTTCCAGTATTATATGTAACCTGCGCTCTGGTACTTATAATGTCTCTCCAATCTATACCATTAGCCCCATATACATCTTTAACTGTTACAGGCTCTTGTATGGTAATCGGATAATTTAGTAATCCTGCTCTCATTTTATTTCATAGTGTTTATAAAGTCCTATAAGGTATTCATAACTATAAGGCGGTTTAACTACTGTACCAAATGCTACAGGCTCTCTATTAGCATATAAGTTACCTATCATTAGTAACATAGCGTGAATTATAGCAGGTGGTAAATTACCACCTGTTTCTAATTCATCTAAAGCTATGTCTAAATGTTTAGATACTGAATCCTCTGCTACAGCTATTAAGTCCAGAATGTACATATCATCTGCCCTAAAATCCTCATCTACTAGCAGGTGTTTCTTA